GCTGGCAATTTCAGAACATCGACGCTTCTTCGCAAAATAAACCAGGGCGATATCAAAGGCGCATGTGATCAGCTACGTCGCTGGACATATGCTGGCGGTAAGCAATGGAAAGGTCTCATGACTCGTCGTGAGATTGAGCGTGAAATCTGTTTGTGGGGTCAGCAATGAACAGAGTAACCGCGATTATCTCCGCTCTGGTTATCTGCATCATCGTCTGCCTGTCATGGGCTGTTAATCATTACCGTGATAATGCAATCGCCTACAAAGAACAGCGCGATAACAAGGCCAGTGAACTGGAGAAGGCGAACGCCACCATTACTGACATGCAGCAGCGCCAGCGTGATGCTGATGCACTCGATGATAAATACACGAAGGAGTTAGCTGATGCGAAAGCTGAAAATGATGCTCTTCGGCGCAAGCTTGATAATGGTGGTCGGGTGCTCGTCAAAGGAAAATGCCCTGTGCCATCCTCAGCCGAAACCTCCAGCGCCTCCGGCATGGGCAATGATGCCACCGTCGAACTCTCTCCAGTTGCTGGACGAAACGTTCTCGGTATCCGGGACGGAATTATCCGCGACCAAACAGCACTGAGAACGCTTCAGGAATACATCAGGACGCAATGCCTTCGATGATAGCGATAATTTTACTCATCATCCTTCACATCTGGCTCTGTAGACAGGGTGGTGATCACTTCTGGAGTGAATCCAGATTAAACATCTCATTGCTGATGCTTGAAGTTGAGCATCTGGCGCGCGGTAAGGGGCTGCGTTGAGATAAGAGCCAGTCATTACAAACACCAGGATTTAGCCTCGCATTCGCGGGGTTTTTTATTCCCAACTCCATAGGTAATTTTATGACCCAGCATATTGGCGTAAAACTGATTAACGCCTTTCCGATGACGAGACAGGCATATAACGATTTTCGTGGCTGGCAGCTTCCTGCCGGAGAAAACGGCGAGGACGAAGGCTATCTGGTTGAATATCTGGATGGCGGAAAACCTAACACCGATCGCTTTGATGGCTACGTTAGCTGGAGTCCAAAAGAAGTATTCGAAAAGGCTTATCGTCCGGTATCAGGACTAAGTTTCGGCCTTGCCATGGAAGCGTTAAAACAGGGCAAAAGTTTGCAGCGGGCAGGATGGAATGGGAAAGACCAGTTTGTTTATCTCGTGAAAGGGGAAAAATTAGCGTCTGCGTTGGGTTATGGCTTTGGCGAATATGTTGGCGAGCCAACTTTCAATGACACGCTTGTATTGAAAAACTCACAGAACCGCCTTGCTACATGGGTTCCATCCATTGGCGACCTGATGGCTGAAGACTGGCAAATCATTTAACCATGTAGGCATTACAAAGCCCATCTACGGGTGGGCTTGATAATGGTTATCCCTTCAAGCGAATAAGATAATCAATATACCAAGTAGGGGATAAGAATGAGACTAACCGTTTTAGATGATGATCCTGGAAGAAAAATAAACCTCAGCAAAGAGCGGTATAGCGTTTATCTCAATGGTGTTGAAGTTAAGCATGTCTTCACTGCTGACGATGAGAAGGGCGAAGTAATCGCAGCCGTTCCTGATGAGCGTGGTTATATGACGGCAGAGAACGATGAAGTGAAGCGGCATACGCTCTACGGTTCCGTGAGGATTGAACCATGCCAGCGTTAATCCCTCGCGCATGTCGCAAGAGAGGTTGTCCCGGTACGACTACGGACCGTTCAGGCTACTGTGAGCAGCATCGAAATGAGGGCTGGCAACAGCACCAGCAGGGTAAGAGCCGCCATGAGCGTGGTTACGGCGGCAAGTGGGATATCAAGCGCGCGCGCATCCTGAAGCGTGATAATCATCTGTGTCAGAACTGCCTGCGTACTGGACGCGCTGTCGCGGCCACAACCGTTGACCATATCAAGGCTAAGGCTCATGGGGGTACCGATGATGATTCGAACCTTGAAAGCCTGTGCTGGCCTTGCCACCGCTCGAAAACAGGGCGTGAACGCTTCAAATGATAATGATTACCATCAACGGATGTGGAGGGGAGGGGGAGGTCAAATCCCTGTAACCGGGCGCCAAAAGGACCGCCGCCTAGCCTTTCTTCACATCGCCGCAGGTTAGAAAACTTTTTTTGGGGTCCCCCAGCCGATGATTAATAGGAGTTTTCGATTATGTCAGGACCGCCGAAAACCCCTACCCATCTGCGTTTGGTGAGGGGTAACCCATCCAAACGACCAATCAACAAAAACGAGCCGCAGCCACCTAAAGGGGTCCCCCCAGTTCCCAAGCATTTCGACAAGCAGGGGAAGTACTGGTTTAAGCGGATGGCCGAAGAACTTGATGCCATTGGCGTCATATCTCAGCTGGATGCCAGGGCTCTGGAGTTGCTGGTAGAGGCATATACGGAATACCGCCATCATTGTGAAACGCTGGATCGGGAAGGTTATACCTATGCGGTATACAGCGATGATGATGCTGATGAAGGGAAAGAGCGTGAAATACGCATGATCAAGCCGCATCCGGCAGCCATGATGAAAGCTGATGCCTGGAAGCGACTTCGCGCGATGTTAGCGGAGTTTGGTATGACTCCTTCCAGCCGGTCAAAGGTCAGCACCAAAACGCCGGATGCGGTTGATCCGCTGGCTGAGTTCATGAAAGCGAGGGATTAATGGCCAAGGTTGCAGAAGGTATCCGCTACGCCGAGCGCGTCGTGGCGGGGGAGATTATTGCCTGTGAGTATGTCCGGCTGGCATGCCAGCGTTTTCTGGACGATCTGAAAAACGGCGAGGCGCGTGGGATCTTCTTCAGCGAACCCCGGGCGCAGCACATCCTGAATTTTTACAAATTTATACCCCACGTTAAGGGGGCGCAGGCCGGTCAGCCCATCGACCTGATGGACTGGCATATTTTCATTCTCATCAATATCTATGGGTTTGTGATCCCGCTGGTGAACGAGGAGACTGGCGACGTGGTGCTGCGCAACGATGGCAGCGGCCGCCCGGTGATGGTGCGGCGGTTCCGCACCGCTTACAACGAGGTGGCGCGTAAGAACGCCAAATCCACACTTTCATCTGGTGTCGGCCTGTATATGGCTGGTGCAGATGGCGAGGGCGGCGCTGAGGTTTATTCGGCGGCCACAACACGAGACCAGGCGCGTATCGTGTTTGAAGATGCCAAGAACATGGTGAAGAAAGCGAAAGCGACACTGGGCCGCCTGTTTGAGTTCAACAAGCTGGCGATCTACCAGGAGCAGAGCGCGTCGAAGTTCGAGCCCCTTTCCAGCGACGCGAACAACCTGGACGGCCTGAACATCCACTGCGGCATTGTCGACGAGCTGCACGCTCATAAAACCCGTGACGTCTGGGACGTGCTGGAGACAGCAACCGGTGCGCGCCTGCAGTCGCTGCTGTTCGGCATTACCACCGCCGGCTTTAATAAAGAAGGCATCTGCTATGAGCTGCGCGATTATGCCATCAAGGTACTGCGCGGTTTCAACAGCGATGTGGAAGGAGCGGTTAAGGACGATACCTTCTTTGCCATCATCTACACCCTGGACGAAGGCGACGACCCTTTTGATGAAACGGTCTGGCAGAAGGCGAATCCGGGCCTCGGCATCTGCAAGCGCTGGGACGATCTGCGTCGCCTGGCGAAGAAGGCCAAAGAGCAGGTGTCCGCCCGCGTTAACTTTTTCACCAAACACATGAATATCTGGGTTACGGCGGAGTCTTCCTGGATGGACATGCTGAAGTGGGAAAAATGCGAACTCATCGCGCCGGCGCATGAACTGAAAACCTATCCGCTCTGGGTGGGGGTCGATCTGGCGAACAAAATCGATATCTGCGCCGCGGTAAAAGCCTGGCGTTCTCCCGACGGGCACGTTCACACCGACTTTAAATTCTGGCTGCCGGAAGGGCGGCTTGAGAAGTGTTCCCGGCAGATGGCCGAGCTCTACCGCAAATGGGCGGAACTGGACAAGCTCATCCTGACCGACGGGGATGTGATAGACCACGCGCAGATCAAGGAAGAACTTCAGGCGTGGGTGGCCGGTGAAAGCCTGAAAGAAATCGGTTTTGACCCGTGGAGTGCCACGCAGTTCAGCCTGGCGCTTGCCGAGGAAGGCCTGCCTCTGGTGGAGGTTCCACAGACGGTCCGCAACTTCTCCGAAGCCATGAAGGAAGTCGAGGCGCTGGTTTACGGTGGACGGCTCCATCACAGCAATCACCCGGTGATGAACTGGATGATGTCGAATGTGACGGTTCGGCCGGATCGTAATGACAATATCTTCCCCAACAAATCGACCCCGGAAGCCAAGATTGACGGCCCGGCGGCGCTGTTTACCGCAATGAGCCGTCTGCTTGTTAACGGTGGCAACGACCAGCAGGACCTGAGTGGATTCTTTGACAACCCCATCATGGTAGGTTTCTGATGAAGAAAAGTAAGCAGCCGGGCAAGGTAAAAAGCGCCTTGCTCAACTGGCTGGGCGTGCCCATCAGCCTGACTACCGGAACGTTCTGGCAGGAGTGGTATGGCACGAGCAGCAGCGGCAAGGTGGTCACGGCAGATAAGGCGATCCAACTTTCGGCCGTCTGGGCCTGCGTCCGGCTTCTGAGCGAGTCGGTGTCCACGCTGCCGGTTAAGATTTACACCCGACAGGCTGATGGCTCGCGCAAGCTGGCGCAGAACCATCCGGTATACCAGGTGCTTTGTCGCCGTCCCAATCTGGAAATGACGCCGTCGCGCTTTATGTTGATGGTGGTGGCCAGCATCTGCCTGCGCGGAAATGCCTTTGTCGAGAAGCTGTTTATCGGCAATAAGCTGGTGTCGCTGGTGCCACTGCTGCCCCAGAACATGGTGGTGAAGCGGCTTGATACCGGGCGGCTGGAATACACGTACACCGAGGATGGCAAGAAACGCGTTATTCCCGAAAAGAACCTGATGCACATCCGTGGGTTCGGCCTCGATGGTGTCTGCGGCATGATGCCGATGAGGACGGGTCGGGATGTAATCGGCTCCGCGATGGCGGTTGAAGAATCTGCTGCAAAGATTTTTGAACAGGGCCTGCAAAGCTCCGGGTTTCTCTCATCGGACAATGCGCTGGACGAAGATCAGCGGGAAAGACTTCGCGGTTATATGGCGAAGTTTACCGGTTCCAAAAACGCCGGAAAAATCATGGTGCTTGAGGGCGGCCTGAAATATCAGGGTGTCACCATGAACCCTGAAGATGCCCAGATGCTGGAAAGTCGCTCATTCAGTATTGAGGAAATTTGCCGCTGGTTCCGCGTGCCGCCGTTTATGGTCGGGCATACATCAAAGCAAAGCAGCTGGGCGTCGAGCCTCGAGGGAATGAACCTCCAGTTCCTGACCCATACGCTGCGCCCGCTGCTGGTGAACATTGAGCAGGAGATCTCCCGTTGCCTGCTGAATGGCGAAGAGGACCTCTTTGCTGAGTTCTCAGTTGAGGGCCTGCTGCGCGCCGACAGCGCTGGACGGGCTGCTTACTACACCAGTGCGCTGCAGAACGGCTGGATGTCCCGTAACGACGTGCGCCGCCTGGAGAACATGCCACCGATTGAGGGCGGCGATATTTACACGGTGCAGCTCAACCTGACGCCGCTCGATGATCTGAAGCAGAACAGCCAGGCCGCACAGGCATTCGCTCTGCGGCAGGTCCATAACCACGTATTCCCCGATATTCCCTTCGAACAGTCACCGCTGAAAAAAGCGGCTTAGGAGAATCCATGACGATTAAAAGCCTTCCGGCTGCGCCGGAGGGGCGACCTTTTGCGCGCGAAAAACCTGATCTGCCGGCTGCGGCAATGGAGCGCTGGAACGGAGGCATCCGCGCCGCCCGGGACGGTGACAACAGCATTTCTATCTTCGACGTGATCGGCGCCGATTACTGGGGGGAGGGGGTGACAGCCAGCCGCATAGCTGGCGCACTGCGCTCGCTTGGCGGCGCTGACGTGACGGTTAACATAAACAGCCCGGGCGGCGACATGTTCGAAGGCCTGGCGATTTACAACCTGCTGCGCGAGTACGAAGGCAGGGTAACCGTTAAGGTTCTCGGCCTGGCAGCGTCTGCTGCATCGGTTATCGCGATGGCCGGTGACGATGTGCAGATCGGCCGCGGCGCGTTCCTGATGATCCACAACTGCTGGGTCTACGCGATGGGCAACCGCCATGACCTGGCGCAGATCGCCGCGGATATGGAGCCGTTTGATAAAGCGATGAGCGATATCTACCAGGCTCGCAGCGGTCTTGATGCTGCCACCGTCGACAGGATGATGGACGGCGAAACCTATATCGGCGGCAGTGAAGCAGTGGAGAAGGGCTTTGCTGACAGCCTTCTTTCAGCTGATGAAATTGCCGACGACGACGAAAGCCCGGCAGCTGCGCTGCGCAAGCTTGATGCCCTGCTGGCCAAAACCAATACGCCGCGATCGGAGCGTCGAAAACTCCTTAAAGCTTTATCCGGCAGCAAGCCAGGCGCTGCTGCCAGTCATGATGGTACGCCGGACGCTACCGAAGAAATCAACCCTGACAATCTCAAACAACTTGAAGACGCCCTGGCGGCGTTCGGCTAATAAGGAAAGACCATGTCTGAAGTTAACGAATTACTGAAAAAAGTCTCCGCGAAGCTGGAAGAAGTTTCCGGCACCTTCAGCCAGAAGGCCGAGGACGCGCTGAAAGAGGCTAAAAGCTCTGGTCAGCTGTCTGCGCAGACGAAAGAGGCGGTGGATAAAATTGCCACCGAACACAATGCGCTGAACGATGCGCTGAAGTCGCTGAAATCTTCAGTGGGTGAAATTGAGCAGCAGGTAGCGCAGATGCCGCTGGCCAGCGCTGCAAAAATTATCGAGACCGTTGGCCAGACCGTTATCAGCAGTGAAGCGCTGAAAGCGTTCGCGGCAAGCGTTGAAGGCGGGAAGCGCGTCAGCGTTCCGGTGAATGCTGCGCTGATCTCCACTGACGTGGCAACGGGTGTGGTTGAGCCTCAGCGCCTGCCGGGTATTGATACCGCGCCGAAGCAGCGTCTCTTCATCCGGGATCTGATTGCCCCGGGCCGCACCTCTGCACCGGCTATCTTCTGGGTGCAGCAGACTGGCTTTACCAATGCGGCGAAGGTTGTGCCTGAAGGCACAGCTAAGCCGTACAGCGACATCCAGTTCGCCACGCAGATCACCCCGGTGACTACCATCGCGCATATGTTCAAAGCGTCCAAGCAGATCCTGGATGATTTCGCTCAGCTGCAGTCCACTATCGACGCCGAGATGCGTTACGGCCTGAAATATGTGGAAGAGCAGGAAATTCTCTTTGGCGACGGTACCGGTGCGCACCTGAAAGGCATCGTGCCACAGGCTTCTGCATACGACGCTGCCTTTACGGTTGAGCAGCAGAACGGTATTGATGATCTCCGTCTCGCGATGCTTCAGGCGCAGCTGGCGCGCTTCCCGGCTTCCGGCCACGTCCTGCACTTCATTGACTGGGCGAAGATTGAGCTCACCAAAGACACGCTGGGTCGCTACATTCTGGCGAACCCGGCGGCGCTGACCGGTCCTACTCTTTGGGGCCTGCCGGTTGTGGCCACTGAGGCCGCAGCATTCCAGGGCAAGTTCCTGACTGGTGCGTTTAACGCCGCGGCGCAGCTGTTCGATCGTGAAGATGCCAACGTTGTGATCTCCACCGAGAACGCCGACGACTTCGAGAAGAACATGATCTCGATTCGTTGCGAAGAGCGCCTGGCGCTGGCTGTGAAACGTCCGGAAGCGTTTATCTACGGCTCCTTTACCGCACCTGCTGCTGGTGGCGGCGCGTAAATCTTAACGGCGGCCTGAGGGCCGCTTTTCTTTTCTCTTAAAGGAGACAGCCATGAAGCTGATCGCTATCAAGCCCATCTACTTTGAAGGCAACGTGCTTAGCGAAGGCACCGAGTTTGAGACGCTGGAGCAGCACGGCCGCGAGCTTGTAAACCGCGGTTACGCCGAAGAGCCCGGCGCCAGGAAGCCGGATCCGGAAAAAGACCCTGAGCCGAAAGGCAAGGGTAAAGGCAAGTAAGGGACGCGCATGCTGACCAAAGAGCAGGTTAAGCGCCACTGCAACATTGAGCAGGATTTCACGGAAGACGATATCTGGATCGCTACCAGTATTAAGGCTGCGGCGCGGTACGTCGAAACGTGGACCCGCCGCCGGCTTTATGACACTGCCGATGATCCTGACTATCTTGCTGACCCAGATCGGTTGCTTTATGGCGAAGATATCGAAATGGCTATGCTGCTGCTTATCGGTCACTGGTACGCAAACCGTGAAGCGGTAAACGTAGGTAACGTAACTTCTGCGCTTGCGTTCTCCACCGAAGCGCTTCTGCAACCCTACCGAGTATATGGCGTATGAAAGCGGGACGACTACGACACCGGGTTACGTTACAAAAGCCAGCGTCTGGGCGCCTGCCTTCCGGGCAGCCTGCCACTGGCTGGGTGGATGTGGCTTCAGTGCGTGCTGAGGTCGCGGACGTGTCCGGCCGAGAGAGGATAGAGGGTGGGGCTGAGGTTAGCAGCACCACAACACGGATCTGGATGCGTCGCTATCCCGGCATTCCCGTATCCACAGGCTGGCGCGCCGTTCATCTGCCGCCAACCGGTAACGGCGATATATACGACATTCAGTCGGCTATTTCTGCCGAAAACGGGACCCGTCTGGAGTTGCTTTGTGAGAAGGGGGTGAAGCAGTGATCTCAACGAGTCTTGATTTCTCCGGCCTGGCCGACATCGCTAAGGATCTGGAAACGCTCAGCCGGGCAGAAAATAACAAGGTTTTGCGTGATGCCACCCGGGCGGGCGCTCAGGTTCTGAAAGAAGAAGTAGAGAACCTCGCGCCAGTCAAAACCGGCAAGATGAAAAAAAACGTGGTGGTGGTGACCCAGAAAGGACGCCGCCGCGGCGAAATTACTTCCGGCGTACATATTCGGGGAGTCAATCCGGACACTGGCAACAGCGATAACACAATGAAGGCCGACAACCCGCGCAACGCGTTTTACTGGCGGTTTGTGGAGCTCGGGACATCGAGCATGCCAGCGCACCCGTTTGTTCGCCCAGCGTTTGACAACCGGCAGGAGGAAGCCACGCAGGCGGCACTGGTCCGCATGAATCGAGCAGTCGACGAGGTGCTGGCAAAATGACAGAAGCCGATATCTATCTCCGACTCAGCGCGCTGGCAGGTGGCAACGTGTTTCCATACGTGGCACCGCAGGGAACATCTGCACCGTGGGTAATCTTCCTGCTGCCTTCTTCAGCCAGTGAGGACGTATTTGCCGGGCCGGCCGAGACAGCCTGCACGGCACAGATTGATGCCTGGGCCAAGTCGATTGATGATGCCCGGACTTTACGCGACCAAGTCAAAGCAGCTATTGCCGATCTGCATCCTGTCGGGCTGAACGAAATTAACGGTTTTGAACCTGATTCGGCGCTTTACCGGGCCACGCTTGAATTTCAGATCACCGTCTGATCGGACCTAAACATACCCACCCGCTACGGCGGGATTTTTTATTTCAGGAGACAGCCGATGAGCTCTCAGTACGAAAAATCGCAGGGCACGAAGATACAAATCACTTCGTTACCTGCAACTCCTACTACAGTAGGCACAGCCACCTTCCTCCCGCTGGACTGCACGCTTAAGGAGGCGCAGTTCACTGCGGGGCAGAAACAGGATATTGATGTTACTGTGCTTTGTTACGATGAGAAGGAGAACATCAACGGGCTGGCGGCAGCTTCTGAGATGTCCCTCTCAGGGAACTTCAAAGAAAATCCAGGGCAGGCAGCACTGCGTGATGCTTATGATAATGACACTGTGTATGGCTTTCGCATCATTTTTCCATCCGGTGTTGGTTTTCAGTTTTTTGCTGAGGTTCGTCAGCACACTTGGTCTTCCGGTACCAACGGTGTGGTTGCCGCTACATTCGCGCTTCGCCTGAAAGGCAAACCGACCCGAATTACGGCCCCGCCCGCTGTTGCTCTGGCGTTCACTACCGATCTTCCAGCTACAAAAATTGCCGAGGTTGGCGATAACTTTTCTATTGGCGTAGCGGTTACCGGGGGCGTGCCGCCGTACCGACTCGACTGGTATGAAAATGGCGCTCATTCCGGTCTGGGTAATACCACAACCACCATTGATTTCAATAACGCGCAGGCGAACGAAAGCGGCCATCGTCAGGTGATCGTAACCGATGCGGTGGGCGCGACCATTGTTTCAACTGTTTGTGACGTAGAAATTAGTTAACCGGAGCGCCGGGAAACCGGCGAAGAAATTACATGGGTAAAAACATTCGTGAGGTGGCACTGGCTCGTTTGTCCGGCTTCCGCAATAAAACTGAAGCCGTCAAAGAGTGGGGCGGTGCCAAGGTAATTCTGCGTGAGCCATCAGCAGAAGCATGGCTTCGCTGGCAAGAGATCGTTAAAGACAGCGATGAAGAGCTTTCCGTCTCTGAAAAGGCCATGCGTAACCTGCGCGCCGACGTGACGCTGTTTATCGATGTGGTCTGTGACGAAAATCAGGAGCCTGTTTTTACGCCTGAAGATGCCGAAGAGGTGCAGGGCGTATACGGCCCGGTTCACTCCCGACTGCTGAAGCAGGCTCTGGATCTGATAACCAGCAGTGACGACGCCAAAAAAAAGTAGCAACGCCGGGCATGAAGTTTCTGATGGCGCTGGCTCTGAGGATGGGGCGTACCCTGGCGGAGTTGCGCCAAACCATGGCTTCCAGTGAATTACTGATGTGGGCTGAATACGATCGTACCAGCCCGGTCGGGGATGTCCGGGGCGACATTCATAATGCCCAGCTCGTTTCGGCAATCTATGGGGCGCAAGGCGTCAAAGTGCCGATAGATGAAGCGGTCATTCAGTGGACGGGCGATGCTGAAGAGGTCAGCACCAACGATCCTTTCGCAAGTCTGGAAGCTGCATTTATGGAAGCCGCCAGATGATTTACATCTTTACTTAGTAATCCAGACCCCGCAATGCGGGGTTTTCTATTTCCGGGGATAGTTGAATGGCAACTCTGCGTGAACTGATTATAAAAATCTCAGCAAACTCCCAGTCGTTTCAGTCAGAGATTGCCCGCGCCTCACGCATGGGAAGTGACTACTACAAAACCATGCAGAACGGCGGACGGCAGGCTGCGGCCGCTTCGCGAGATACCCGCACAGCCCTGGCCGAGGTGTCGGCTCAACTCAATGAAACAAAATCTGCAGCAATGGGTTTGGGTGGGGCTTTTGCTGGTGCGTTCGCAACCCAACAGCTGATCAACTATGCCGATACCTGGACTCAGCTCAATAGCCGCCTGAAACTTGCCTCGGGCAGCGCCGAAGAATTCACTCAGAACCAGCGTGTACTGATGGATATTAGCCAGCGCACGGGAACAAGCGTAGAGGCAAATACCAACATGTTCTCGCGCATGTCATCGTCGCTTAAGCAGTTGGGCTATACAGCATCCGATACTGCAAAGGTTACTGAGCTGGTGGCCACAACACTCCGACTTTCTGGTGCCGGTGCGAGTGAAGCCTCTGCGGTGATCACCCAGTTCGGCCAGTCTATGGCGTCAGGTGTGCTGCGCGGGGATGAGTTCAACTCTATCATGGAAAACGGAGGGAGGTTCGCTCAGGCGCTGGCTGATGGCCTTGGCGTTAATGTCGGGCAGTTGCGCGCGATGGCAGAAGCGGGGCAACTTACGGCAAACACTGTAATGCCAGCTTTGCTCGGTCAGCTATCCAGGGTACAAACTGAGGGTGCCCAGATGGGCGCGACCGTCGCGGCTTCAGTGCAACGTGTGGAAAACGCCTTTATGGCCTGGGTTGGCGGCGCCAACCAGGCGAGCGGTGCGACCAGCTCCCTGGTTGGCGGACTCGACTCCCTGGCCGAAAATATTGATTCAGTGGCAACTGCAGCAGGTGCACTGGTTGCCGTTGGTCTGGCGAGATATCTTGGTGGCATTGTATCCGGCACCGCATCAGCGACTGCTGGCGTGTTGAACGCAGCAAAAAGCGAAGTTGCTTTGGCCGAAGCCCAAGTGCGCGGTACTCAGATTTCTACGGCGCGAGCTCGCGCGGCTGTGTATCGCGCACAACAGGCGGTGGTTGCCGCACGCGGTACTGATGCTCAAGCTGCAGCGGAAAAGCGTCTTTCAGCAGCTCAGCAATCTTTGGGGCGTAATATTGCCGCCAGGACTGCCGCGCAAGGGGCTTTGAATAACGTGACAGCCGTTGGATCGCGGCTGATGGGTGGCGCGCTGGGTCTGATCGGTGGAGTGCCGGGCCTGGTCATGCTTGGCGCGGGTGCATGGTATACCATGTACCAAAACCAGGAGCAGGCTCGTAGATCCGCACAGGAATACGCATCCACCATCGAAGAGGTTCGCGCCAGCACAAAGAACCTCAGCCTTCCTGAAACCACCGACAATCAGGCCAAAACCCGGCAGGCTCTGGATGAGCAAAACCGTTTGGTTGATGTTCAGTCATCTAAGGTGAAAAGCCTTAAGGAAGAAATTGCTGGTTATCAGTATGTGCTAGCCAACCCTGGACCGACAACCAGCGGTGGCTTCATGATCAACCACTTAACTTCTGTAGAAACGGCCACACGGGGGTTAGAAAATGCCACCGCGGCTCTGGCAGTCGAGCAAGAGCGGTTGGGCCAGATGCAGGCAAAATCTCAGGACATTCAAAGTGTGCTTGAGGGACTTGAAAACCGCAGGGTTGCTTTAATTCGCCAGCAGGCCGCCGAGCAGAATGCAGCCTACCAGTCACTGCTGATGATGAATGGACAGCACACGGAATTTAACCGCCTGCTGGGGCTGGGCAATAGTTTACTGATAGCGCGACAGGGGCTTGCCGCCGTTCCGATGCGAATGCCACAGGCTGAAATTAGCGGCAAGCAGGCTGATGCTTTAGAGAAGGCAAGGCAGGACCTGGAGCTGTCAAAACTCAAAGGCGAAGCGCGCGAGCGAGCGCGCCTTGGGTTTTCTGCTGATGCTCTTGGCCTCACCAACGATCCCGAGTTCCAGACTGCTCGACAGAATTACATCGGCACAAGCCTGGAAGCCTGGCGCAACAACGAGGCCAGCAAACCTCAGAAAAAAACGCCCAAATCTGACGAGCAAAAAGCATCTGAGAAGCTGGAAGAAACTTACAAGCGTCTCATCAGCCAGCAGCAAGAGCAGATCGCTCTCTCCGGGCAAAGCACCGATCTCGCCAAAACCAAATATCAGGTTACCCGAGGGGAGTTAGCCGCTTTAACTGAAAGCCAAAAGGCAGAACTGCTGCGTAACTCCGCAGCGCTTGATCACCTCAACGCGGTTGAGCGCCTGAAATCCCTGAATGAAGATCTGCTGAAACCAGAAGAGGCGCTGCTAAACACCACTCGGGAACGTATTAAGTTGCTGCGCGATGCCGCGCCAGCGACCGAAGAATACCGTAAGACCATGGAGCGCATCTCGAAAGCTTCAGTTCAGGAAGCGCCGAAGTTTGGCGGTATCGATTCTTCCGTCGGTGGTGCCAGCGGCGAACTTATACGTGTCGCTGATGCGCAGAAGGAACTGGCAAAATGGTACGACACTCAATTGGAAATGCAGAAAGAGCTGCTCGATCAAAAGGAGATCAACGAGCAAACCTATGCAGACCGTGTCGCTGAAATCAATAAGCAGAATGCTTCGCAATTAGAGAGCATTCAGGCGGGATACACAACTGCCAGCCTGGCCATGTTCTCTGACCTGGCGGGTCAGTCAGCGCAGATGCTACAGAGCATCGGACAGGAAGGCAGTATCGCCTATAAAACGCTATTCATCGCCAGCAAGGCGGCCGCTATGGCGCAGGCCGTGATCAACACCGAGCTTGCAGCAACTAAAGCTATGGCGGAAGGCGGCCTTATTATGGGGATACCTGCGGCCACAGCAATCCGCGCTGTCGGCTACGCATCAGTAGCGATGATCGCCGGGCAATCGCTCGCTGGCATGGCGCATGATGGGATTGACCGTGTGCCGGAAACTGGAACCTGGTTGCTGCAAAAAGGGGAGCGAGTAGTTACTGCCAGCACGTCGGCCAAACTGGACGCAACCCTGGAGAGGGTTCAGCAGTCCCGGCAGGCTTCTGCTGGTGGGACCTTTCACATCCAAAATTCATTCACAGGCAAACCTGACGACGCAACGCTGATGGCGATTGACCAGCGAAACCGACAGTTGGCAGTTTCAATCCGTAAAGAAATGGCCGCCCAGGTTGTCAAACCTGACAATGACTTTGGCCGAGCCTTGAAATCCATGTATCCGAACAGGAGGCAATCATAATGGCGGATTTAGCATCGTACCCGCACGATTATCTGCCGATGCCACTTCAGGATGGCTATGGTTTTAAACCTGTCAGCCCTCTACAGAGAACGCAAGCAACTTCAGGCCGTTCACGACAACGGCGCAAGTACACGTCAACGCCAACGATCGCCACCGTGAACTGGATTTTCACGAAAAATAACCAGGCGCAGCTGTTTGAATCCTGGTTTCGTGATGTGCTTACGGATGGTGCTGCGTGGTTTCTGATGAGGCTGCAGACGCCACTTGGTTGTCAGCAAACCTATAAATGTCGGTTTACCGATGATGCCTATGAGGGCCCGACCCTGGTGCCACCTAAATACTGGCGCTTCAGTGCACAGCTGGAATTGTGGGAGCGACCTTTGCTACCGCCTGGTTGGGGATTCTTTCCTGAGTTGGTGGCCGGATCTGACATCTTCGATTTTGCGTTAAATGAGGAGGGGCCAGAAGCATGACCAGTTCCGTGCTGAAACGACTTTATGCCTCCTCTGGCGAAGAGGTCATACTTGATACCCTGCAGATTAATGTTGGCGGCCAGAGCTACTGGCTGACCCGCGGATGGGATGATATTACTGTTACCCTTGAAACCGGAGCGCAAGCCACTTTCACCGGCTCTGCCATTGATGTAGCGCTGCCGGCACGCAATTCCGATGGAACTCAGGATCTCAAGTTCGCCATCAGCAATATCGACGGTGTGGTATCGACTGCAATCCGTAATGCACTCGACAACCTCAGCAATGCCTCTTTGACCTTTCGACGTTATATTTCCACCGATTTGTCGGCACCTGCCTCTCCGCCATTCACCCTGGCTATTAAAGAGGGCTCATGGACCGCAACGGAAGTGCAAATCACCGCTGGCTACATGAACATCCTCGATACGGCGTGGCCCAGATTTCGCTATACGCTCCCACTATTCCCCGGACTACGTTACCTGCAATAGGGAATCACCATGTTCAATCCTGATAAATACCGTTCTGTCGAGTGGCAGAAGGGAGGGCGCGCTTACCCCGCGCTGGACTGCTTTGGCATCGTCAATGAAATCAGGCGCGATCTTGGCCTGACGCCGTGGCCTGATTTCGCCGGAGTGACGAAGGATGATAACGGCCTCGATCGGGAAGCGCGCGGACTGATGGCTGGCCTGTCGCGATGTGAACCGGCCCCGGGCGCGGGTATCGCCTGTTATTCCGGCTCAGTCGTGACACACGTTGCCATCGTTGTCGAGATTAATGGCCAGCTGCGCGCCGCAGAGTGCAATCCCCGCACTAACGTAACCTTTTTGCCGCTGGCGCGGTTTGTGCGCCGTTTTGTCCGCGTGGAGTATTACCAGTGACGATCCGAATCTATCCATCCCGCTTGCCGGGCGAACCGCTGGAAAAGCACGAACACGAAACGATGACCCTCAGCACCTGGTTTACGCAGAACGTGAAGGACTGGACACCGGATCAGCAGCACCCGGTCGCGGTTGAAATCGACGGCGTTCCCGTCCCGGCGGCAGAGTGGCCACTGTGCGTTATCAAGCGAGAAACCGACGTCAGGATGTATCCGGTGCCGTACGGTACCGGCGCAGAAATCGCGATCTGGGTTGCCGTCAGCGTAGCCGTCGCCTCTGCTGCGTACAGCATCTACATGATGAGCACAATGTCTCAGGCTGGCGGCGGCGGTGCCCAGGCGGCCAGCGGCGACCAGATTGACCTCAACCCGGCAAAAGCGAACGCGGCGAAGCTGGGAGACCCCATCCGGGAAATCTTCGGCAAATATCGCGTCTGGCCTGATTACGTCGTGCAGCCGGTTAGCCGGTTCGTCAACGAGACCAGCATGGAAACCAGCATGTTTCTGTGCGTGGGTGTCGGGGACATGGTGATTAACCAGTCCGATATCCGGATCGGTAATACGCCAATCTCTGCTTTCGGTACGGACGTGCGTTACACCCTCTACCCGCCTGGCGCCACGGTATCCGGCGACACGCGCACTGAAAACTGGTTCAACTCACCAGAGGTCGGCAATACCGGCTCCGGTACCGCCGGGCTGGACCTGGGCTCAAGCGGCCCGGAGACGGTCAGTATTATCGCTGATGCGCTGGTCGTGTCCGGAAACTCCATCACGCTGGTTGACGTATCGTCGTCTGGGGATGAGGAGATCCCGCCGTCCTGGACGGTCGGAACGGTGATCACCGTGCTGGCACCAAACTCCTATACGGTCGTGTCGTCCGGCGGTTACAGCGTGATTTATGGCGGAGTAGAGGAACTGGCACCAGTGGTCGGCATGCCAGTATCCCTGAACTATAACGGCAACGACTACGATCTGGTGATCGCCAGCTACGCCCCTGGCGTTCCGGCGGTGCCGGGGGTAGGCGGTAGCGCCGCCAGAATCACAGCCAGTGCAGCGCCGACGACCTACGATTTCAGCACCACGCCTGTGACGTTCAGCATCAGTTGGCAGGGCACGACTTACCCGGTATCGCTGGTGACCAACTATGTCACCATGTCAGGGCTGGTTTCCTCGATCACCTCGCAATTGTCCGGTTCCGGCCTGGTCGCGCGCGATAACAGTGGGCGGCTTGAAATTGGCGAGGCCAGCAGCCCCTATGCTGGCGGGTCCATTACGAACAGCCCGTTACCCGTTGCTGTGTTCGGTGATGCTCCGGTTAATACGGCTGGCGTGAAATCAACTGGCGGCACTGCGGAAGTGAGGGCGCACATTACCCTGGCCTACAATAGCGCCACTGGCACGCCATTCACCGGTCTGCCGGAAGGCATCCAGCGGTTCTCTCTGGGGCTGGCTGGCAATCAGTTCCGGATCACCGACGTGGACAGCCAGACGGTCACGGTTGAGAGGATTGCAGTCACCACCGGACCTGGCGGTGAGACCATCACGACGCCAGAACTATCGTGGCCCGGATTCACTGAGCGAACCCTTCTGGACGCGACCGTTACTGGCGTCAGCGACGATTATGAATGGGTGGGGCCGTTCCTCGCCTGCCCCGACGGCGAAACCATGGACGCATTCGAAGTGAACATCAACTTCCAGAGCGGGCTGGTTCGCTACACCGATAAAGGTAACAAGCGCTCCATGCCCGTGCGCCTGGTGATCCAGTATCGCAAGGTTGGTACCACCGCCTGGCAGCAGCAGTCTCCGTTCTATTCCCGCAGCACCGAAAACCAGATTGGGTTTACGCATCGCTACAGCGTCTCACCCGGTCAGTATGAGATCCGTATGCGCCGCACTGAAACGGTTAAAGGTGGCAGCACGCGTGACCAGGTCTTCTGGCAGGCGCTGCGCTCCCGGCTGAGAAAGCGCCCCACGAAGTACGACGGAGTCACCACCATGGCGCTGACCGTGCGCACAGGGAATCGCCTGGCGGCCATGTCCGATCGCCGGATAAGTGTCACACCAACCCGGATTTACAGCGGCGGCAGAACGGCGCGGAGCATCAGCGGGGCGCTTTACCATGTGCTGGAGTCGCTGGGGTTCACGACCAGCCAGATTGACACGGCGGCGATTGATGCGCTGGAGCAAACCTACTGGACGCCCCGCGGGGAGAAGTTCGACTGGGCGAGCGGTGAGAGTAAGTCAGCCCTTGAGATACTGCAGAAAATCACCAACGCCGGGATGGGCTATTTCTTGCTGTCTGACGGCCTGGCTTCTGCCGGCAGGGAAGGCATTAAACCCTGGGTAGGCATGATCACCCCACAGGAAACCACCGAGGAACTGCAGACCGCGTTTAAAGCCCCGTCACAGGACGATTACGACGGCGTGGACGTGACCTATATCAACGGCACCACCTGGGCAGAAGAAACCGTGCAGTGCCGCATGCCAGGCAACCCTACGCCGCTGAAAATAGAGAGTTACGCATTGGATGGCGTTCTGGATGAGGATCGGGCCTACCGCATCGGCATGCGCCGGTTGCTGGGCTACCAGCTGCAGCGCTTGCAGCACACGACCTCAACGGAAATGGATGCGCTCTGTTATGAGTTTATGGATCGTATTGTAATGGCTGATGACATACCTGGCGGTCAGCAGCTGAGCTGCCTGATTACCGATATGACGTATGACAGCAGCAAAATCACCATGACGCTCAGCGAGGAGCCTGACTGGTCTTTTGAAAACCCGCGCGTTATTATGCGTCTCCAGGATGGTCGCGCATCCGAAATGCTTACCCTGACACGTATTGATGACTTCACCATATCGGTACCGTACAGCGCATCGCTGGAGCCGGATTTGTGGGTAATGAACGACCCGTGCATTGAGCAACCGCGCCTGCTGTTCTGCTCCTCTGTCCGTGTGCCGTATGACGCGCTGATTGGAGAGATAACTCCGGGTAATGACGGGATCAGTCAGGTAACAGCCATTCAGTATCACCCAGGCAAATATGCTTACGACGACGCCACATATCCTGGCGACGCCGCTTAACAGCAATTCAAATTATCTGACCCGTTTCGGCGGGCTTTATGCGCGGAGCAAGCATGACTATATATGGAACAAATAATCAGTTGGGCTCTACTGACCCCAGGGACA